CCGTTTAAGAATTTCTTAGGAAAAAGATTAGAAGTAATGTATCCTAACGGAATACCTGATGAAAATAGGAGAGAACATTTGTTTCCAGAAAACATTTATCCAGAATATAACGTACTTAATCATGCAAAAATAGATTTGATAAATTATTCTATTGAAAAGGGTTATATTAAGACATATTTTACTGGTTGGAGTGATTTTGGTTACTTTGCATCACAGCATAACTTAGAAATAACTAAATTTCACAAAAATATTTTAGACATAAATAAATTCAAAAGAAATAAAATATCGTTTATTTTAAGAAAACCAATAGATGAACGCGATAAAAACATGGAATATACTCTGTTTTATGCACCAAATGTTTTTACTGGAACGTTTTTTTGTGGGCCAACTGATTTAATGTTCCCTTTACAGGAACTATATCATAATTGTACAAATGAATTATACAGGAATTTTATTTCTGATGACGACCAACATGTTTACTTACGATGTTATTTGAAAACCCCTGATTTATTTGATTTACATATAATACCAGACGACATAAAACCCTTATCATTTTTTGAAAAAGAAATATAAAAACTATGTTTTTATAAAAATATGGATACCAATGATGATATTACCATAGTAACAGCATTTCTAGATATAGGGAGGGATAAATGGCCCAATAGTGAATTTAAACGCACAACAGAATTTTATATTGATTCTTTTTTGAACTATTTAAATTATCCTTATAGAATGGTATGTTATATTGATGAAAAATACATAGATAAAGTTCTCCAAGTCTATGAAAAAAGTCCTTATCAAAATAAAAAATTCATTCCAATAAACAAAGAGTGGATGAATTATAATATCCATGCTTGGTCAAATCTAGAGATAGATAGAAAAATATTAAATAGTGATGAATTTAAGAATTTTTTAAAAAAGAGATTAGAAATAATGTACCCGAATGGATTACCTAGTGAAAATATTAGAGAACATTTATGTCCAGAAAATATTTATCCAGAATACAATGTAATTAATCATTCTAAAATTGATTTTATAATGCATGCGGAAAAAAATGGATTTATAAATACTTATTTTACTGCATGGAGTGATTTCGGCTATTTTAGTACATATCATTCGGATGGTTCTATTCTACCACGTAATACTATTGATACAAATAAACTAGATAGGACGAAGATAACGATTTGTTTACGACGTAAAATAGTAGAAAATGATACCGACATGTACTTCACTCTGTTGTATGCATATGAACTTTTCATTGGTGCATTTTATGCAGGCCCGACTCATATGATGGAGTATTTTCAACAATTATATCATAGTTGTGTGGTTGAATTATATAATAATGGTATATCAGATGATGACCAACATGTACATATTCGTTGTCACATAAAGAATCCTCAGCTCCTAGATTTGAAGGTATTTGATGGAGACTGGCCAAAGGCATTAACTGTTTTTCAAAAATAAAAAGTAAATAAACAGATAAAATAGTTAAAATATAATAGTTTATTAATATAATGAATAAAATAAATAGAATTTATTATATTAATTTGAAAAAAAGAGAGAATAGAAGAGAACATTTTTTAAATCAATGCATAGAGCATAATATCCCATTGGTAAAAGTTGAGCGATTTGAAGCAATAGATGGTCTATTATTTGATTTTCCTGAGAACATAAAATCTATGTTTCAAAACTGCGATTTTTTTAGAACATTAAAGTCATACAGGGAAGATGGTATAGATGAAAAATCATACAAAAATGCGGAAGACATTACTAAGAAACTCATGGGAAATCAAATAAGCCATTATTCCATTCTTAATGATATAGTAGATAAAGAATATGAGTTTTCTATTATTTTTCAAGATGATGCTAAATTCGCTAATGGAATCGTAGATTATATTGATAATTTATTAGAAAACGTTCCGGATAATGCGGAGATTATAAATATTGGAATGAATAAATATGCCAATTGTTCTGATTTAATTTCATGGGATTTTGAAAAAGATAATTGTACAGATATATCAAAAGAATATGTGAATGAGTATATTTGTAAATTAACTAAAGACGCGAATCCATGTTCATTAGCATATATAGTAACACGAAAGGGAGCGAAAAACTTAATAAATCATTTTTTAACAGTAGGATTTTTGAAGGCAACGGATTGTAATTATAATGAGTATCTATTATTCAAAGACATATTTTATAGTAGTGAGAGAATTGTAGTTACCAGTGAAAATTTCGGGAGTGATATATTTCAAGAATTGTAAAAAGAAAAAATTGATTGATAATGATTTTTTATTAGTATCAATTATATAAAGATATTACGCGTATAATTTTAATATGCTTAAAATTCAGAACCCAGAGAACTTTCGTAAGAAGATTTCAGAGAAAATTATTGAAGTTGTAGAAGATGAAAGGCAGGGGATAAATTTGGAAAAGGGTATATTTAATTATGCAATAAAGGAGGCAAATAATAGGAAAATAATTAAAAAGTGGGAGAACCCTTATTTTGTACAGATTTATGTTGACCATCTACGAAGTATTTATCTGAATCTAAAAAATCAGGAATTACTCTCTATGGTAAAAAATAATGAAATTCCATCACAAACACTTGCATTTATGACACATCAAGAAATGAATCACGAACATTGGAGACTAATGATTGACCGTAAAATTAAGAGAGACGCAAGTAAATTTAATACGAATGTTCAAGCATCTACAGATATGTTTACTTGTAGAAAGTGTAAGTCAAAACGAAGTACATTTTATGAACTACAGACCAGAAGTGCGGATGAACCTGCTACAATCTTTATTACGTGTTTAGATTGCGGGAAGCAATCAAAGAGGTCCTAGATTGCGGGAAGCAATCAAAGACAAAAAGCCACCTCATTACATATAGCTATTTCTTTTTTATTGATAGTCACCATAACAGCATCATTATCTTTTTTGGAAACCCAAAATACATAATTATCATCTTTTATAGTAAACCCTATGCAAAATTCTATACCGTGATGTTGAAAACAAAAAGGTTCAGAGTAATGCGATGGTAATTGTAATGTCTTATCAATAATAACCAACATATGATAGTATTGTCTAGGAGTGGTTTCTTCGCAAAAATGAACTACACCAATAAGGTTATCATGTTCTCCATTTTCAATAAAAATAGATGAGCCACGAATTCTATGAAAGTCAGGTGATTTTATGTTGTAAGATTTTATTATTTCTAAGCAGTTATTTTCATCTATTTTTCCAATTTGAAAGGGTGACCATTTATATATAAAAAGTTCTTCATGCTTCTGAAAAGATATGGGTATCCAGTTTTTCTCACAACCTGTAGAAATTGGTGGTTGTATTATTTTAACGTTTTTATAGCAAAAATTATTAATATCATATTCACCTATTATCATCCGGTTTGCCTGGCTACCTACATAATTTACATTTGTCGCAATAAACTTTATAACGTTTTCAAAGTTATACAAACGTATATCTTCTAACCCTACAGAATACATATCGTGCGATACCAATCCCACTGTAGATTCATCCATCTCATTACATTGAAATGGTTTCATAGACATTGAATCTAATATAGACAAAACATTTTTTGTAATAATCTTATTGTTTTTATCGTTAATATTATATGTACCATTTGGATAATAAGAATAATTAACAAATCGCGTATTTAAAATATCTTTCCCATGGTAATTTAAATAGCATGCAGAAGAAGGAAAAAAGTCATGAATGGGTGGATAATCATATAGAGTTTTAGATAACTTATCATTAAGCAATAAAGCATAATATCGCGTGGGAATATTTAATATAGAGTCATCATGGTCGGCTAAATACCAATCTGGTTTCCAATCCGTATTTAATTCTAACCATGCCCAAAAATTAACCTCCCAAACCAATTTTTTATGCTCCAAAATAAAGTTTTCAAAATGCTGTTTATATAATTCATAAAAATTTGTGATTGATTCATAATCACCTAAAAAAAAACCACCACAAAAACGCCAATTTACTCTTTCGGTCAATACAGTAGTATCTGTTTTCCAACAACCAGGTATTACTAACAATTTTTCAATAAATGTGCGTTTACCTAATATAGATAAATGTTCTATGGTCTGTCCTATGTTTTTAAAAATATAAGCTATACTGAAATCTATCCATGCAAAATGTGTAGAATCCCATACATTTTTTTTAAGAGCATCGTTAACGATTTCAATTTTAGAATTTATTAAAAAAATATATTTTTCAGTGTCTTTTTGTTCATTTCTGTTATCAGGTAAGTTATAATCTAGATTTTTACAGTTATAAACTAATGTATCTTCTAAATTAAATATTTCCATTAATTTAACATTAGGGTAATCTGCTATTATTTCTGATAATCTTTCATAAGATTCGGTGTTTGTATACAAACAAATATTTATACCAGAACTAGCTAATTTTTTAAAATTATCATATCTCCATTCGTTGTCTTTATAATCTAACGGCTTTTCATACAAATTAATAAATGCTGTTACGAAAGTGATTGATGATTTCATTATTTTTAATTATTATTATATTAATATATTTATATTTTTTAGGTATAATAAACTAAAAAAAAAAATACAATAGTAATAAAGATTGTAAAGATTGTAAAGATTATGGAAATACAGACAGATTCATTTTGCATAATAATAGCCTCCCATCTTTCTAATTCAAAACGTATAGAATATTTATCAGAATGTTTAGAATCACTTATAAATCAAAGTATAAAAATAGCAATCTATTTATCAATATCATTTGAAAATGATACAATTAAGGAGGAATTTTTTCAACACCAAACTATTACAAAAGTAGATAACAAAATAAATATGATAATTAGGGAGCAAAAAACCCCACAAATGCGGCATATTTATTTATTAAACAAAGAAATAAAAGAAAATAAAACAAATAAAAAACCTTGTAAATGGGCAATGTTTTGTGACGATGATGACATTTACGATAAAATAAGAGTAGAGAAAATAGTTCAATATATTGAGGGGTTAAATAGACAATGTTCACAATACGAGGACAAAATATGTGCAGGATTATATGAAAGTACTTTTGGAAAAGACCATAGAGAACATCGGCATGAGTATTGGTGTTATTGTATAAATATAGAACTGTTGAATAAATTTTATGAAAGAATAGAAAAATTTCCCGATATTATTGATAATAAATGTTGCGATGTTCTCTTTGCGGAATATTTAAGAAGATCTGGTCCAGATTATATTTTTGGTAGAATAGAAGAAAAACTATATAATTACCGAGTAGAAAATAACAACGATAGCATTACTGGATTCATAAAAGAAAACCAGGGTAAATATACAAGATTTAATGAGCCACCGTCATTAATGGATATTAATTTCAGTGAGTATGTAGTAGATTGGAATGACTGTCTCTATGAGAACATGGATGTCTATCTACACGATATTTTTCTGAGAACAATTGTGGGATGTGATTTAGATTATATTTTAAAGGCAGAATTTAGGGCAGATAGTGCACTTTTATCCTATGTAGATAAATGTCATCTAGAAAATATTACTGAAAAACATCATTATTGGAGAAATGTTTGTAATGGATTATTTGATATTCCGTTTACTAATTAATAATTTCATCTTATATTTTTTGTAAATAGGTATCTCCATAAAACACTCCCAAAGATTTATATTTATTAATCAAATTTGAATAACTATTTTTATCAAAGTTTAACTTATTATTGATAGATAATACTGAATTCCAAAGATATATTATACATAGATGGTCAGATTTAAGATATTTTGATAGATTAATCAGTTGTTGGTTACCAACTAATGCAGCGACCACACTAAAAGCACTATATCTAACACCCTGTATTATAGCTTTACATCTGGATAAAGTGAACATATCTATTATACTTTTGTAGTTATACTTAGATGTTATGTTTTCTGGTAAATTATCATGAATAGATAATAAAGTAACCTTTTTTTTTTTATTGATTGCTATTTTTTCCATTATGTTTATAAAATAATTTTTATAATCATCATCCTCACTGCATATAAAAAAAGTAGGATCTGTTTCAGAATCAATAATAAAATGCAAATATTCAATTAATTTATCAATTAATATATTATTTTCATAAGGTGACATTTCGTGGCGTACATCAGGATTGTTTTTTATTTTATCTGATTTTCTCAAATGTAAACCATATGCATTTTCAATACCTTTGGGTATAAAATTAGAAATAAGAGAACTTGGTTGAATATTTTTAGCATATTTTAAAAACATAGTAGATACCTGTTCAAAAGACACGTTTACATTTTCGCTTACTAATTTTTCATAAATTAAATAAGGGGTTATAGATACTATCGCATCTGGATTTACAAATTCATAATTATGTTCTGAATAAAAGTCTTTTATTTCATCAATATTATTATAAACAGGTATGTGATTAAAATCAAATAAAGATAAATCATAGAAATTACGTGAGCCGAAATAATATTCATAAATATCCTGATTAAGGATTGTCCGGAAATCATAATTTTTAAAATAACAGTAAACACCAGCTCCTATGACATTAATTAATTTATCCCCGACTCCATTAATTGTTTTCAAAATTATCATAAATTATATATAACTAATGATACTAAATTTTTAAATTGGCATAAACGAAAACTTAAAATAATTATTTAATTATATACAATGGATATCATTTTTGGAGTTTATAATGGTTATAATAGTATAAAGACTGAAAAAGGAGGAATTTATTATTTTGCAAAAAGCCTTCGTAAATATAATAAACATTGCAATGTAATAATATTATGCGAGAAGGAGAACGTTTTTAAAGAATTAGAAGATTTATGTAAACAATACAATATATATTTGTTTAGTAATTTTACGGTAAAATACCAAATAATGTTTTACCGATTTGAACTATATTATGAAATAATTACAGAATTAATAAACGAACCAATAAATAAAATATTGTTGAGTGATGTAGATGATGTTATTTTTCAAGGTGACCCGTTTTCCATAGTGTTTTCAGAGAATATTTATTGTGCGGCAGAACAAAACCTAATTCTTGATTATAATAATTGGAGCTCTAATGAAAATAGAAAATGGATAAACGAATCAAAAGATATAATAGGATTTTACAATACAAATTTTGAAAACCGATGTATTCTATGTGCTGGAACAATACTTGGAACTTACAAAGGCATAGTAGAATATTTATTGTGTTATATTGAAGTTCAAAATAGGAAAATAGTAAATGACCAAGGATTATACAATATTCTCATGTATAATTACGCGAATGATAATTTCCTAAAAATTTTACCAGTTAGACAATCTGAAATATTAACACTAGATTTGATAGATTTTAAAACATTAAACATAAGAGGTGGAAAAATAGTAAACAACAATGGCGAAACATACAAAATAATTCATCAAATTAATAGATGCAATCCTGATTTCATGAAGAATTTAGTAGAAAATTAAAAAATTGATTTTTATTTACATTTTTATGTGTAAATAAAAAATGACGTCAATGAGTATATACGCACCAATCAGAAAAAGAATGATTCTGGTTTTTGACGTAGAAACCACCGGTCTGTTACCTAAGAAAGAACGTGGCTCCCCAATAGAGCCTACTATAGAAATGTATCCATTTATTATCCAATTAAGTTTTGTTTTGTATGATATTATTGAGGGGTGCATTGTTCGTTCCTATAATTCTTATGTAAAAATTCCAGAAAACATTGATATCTCTATGGAAGTAACTGGGCTTACCGGTATCACTAAGAATATTTGTAACGAAAAAGGGAATAATATAATAGATATTCTGAGCGAATTTTATGATGCTTACATGATGAGCGAAGTTATTGTAGCCCATAACATTGATTTTGATGAGCAGATGATTTTGATAGAGTTACAAAGGAATCGTCAAGAGTTTTTGAATAAGGCACCTTATTGTCTTACTATATTTAATAAGACATATGAAAAACTGAAAGGAGTGGAGAGATATTGTACAATGAAGAGGGGAACTGACATATGTAATATCATAGT